TCATTGAGCAATAGCGGTTTTTATTGGGTGCGTCCGCCGAGCGCGCTGGCCGCCGATTTTGAGAAGTATGGGAAGCGGGTCGAAGTGGCTTTGTATGCGGCGGCGAACGCCTGGGGCCAGCACATCCAGTACGCGGCGCGCGATGAAAGACCCTGGCAGGACCGCACATCCCATGCCAAGACCGGGCTGTTCTACGCGGTGGATGGGCTGGGGCAGGGTGAAATCGTCGGTGACATCTCGCCGGGCGCGCGGGCGTTGATGAAGGAAGTAGAACGGGTCGAGGCCAAAGGCAACGAAATCATCATCGTGCTGGCGCACACAGTTTTTTATGGCAAGTACCTGGAAACATCGCATGGCGGGCGCTACGCCATCATCATGAGCACAATCGAAGCCAATTTGCCGAGGCTGGAGCGGCTGATAAGGAATTCCTATGGGTCTGCGTGAAGTTGTCTCGAATTTGTTTAAACGGACGCCGGTGGCAGTGACGACTGGCCCGGAAACGGGGTCAAAGAGCGGCTCCAACTCCCAGGGCGGCGATGGGACGTATGAATTGGGCAAACGCTTCAGCGCCGAAACCGAGCGGGTGCGCGTGATGGAAATCTGCCAGGCGATGTACAAGGCTGACCCGCGCGTCAAAAAGATGCACCGGCAACTGGGGCGGGATGTGGTCAAGGGCGGGTATTACATCGTCAGCAAGGATGCGCGGGCGCTGGAGGCGGCGAGGGAGCTTGAAAAGCGGTTGAAGCTGAACACGCGCCTGGATGATTATGTGCGGCTGGCCGCGCGCGACGGCAACCTGTTCTTGCAGGTGGTGATCGATGAGCAGATGCGCATCACCAACGTCAGCCGGAAACCGGCGCGCCAGATGCGGCGCAACTCGAACCGGCAGGATACTTTCAGCAACCCGGCGCGGGCCTTCTGGATGTCTGCGCAGGCGGCATTCCTGCCCGAAGCGCCGCAGGACGCCGATTGGTTTGCCGAATGGGAGCTGATCCACGCCCGCTGGGAGCATGACGAGGGCGAACGCTACGGCACGCCGATGATGGCATCGGCGACCGGGACATTCAAAAAAGTGACCGAAGGCGAAACGGATGTGGCCGTGCGGCGCAAGACGCGCAGCGGGATTCGTTACGTGCATACCCTGGAAGGCGGGACCGAAGCGGACATCGAAAAATACAAGGAAAACAACAGGGCCGCGTTGAACAATCCATTTTCAGCGGTGGCGGACTTTTTCACCAATCGCAAGGGCGCGATCACGACCGTCCAGGGTGACGGCGACCTGGAAAAAATGGGCGATGTCAAGCATCATATTGCGACGCTGTTTGCGGCGGGCGAAGTGCCGATGGAGCTGGTGGCCTATGGCGAGGGGCTGAACCGGGACACGCTGGCCGAGAAAAAGATCGAATACGACGAAACGCTCGACGTGCTGCGCGACTGGGTCAGCAAGGAAATCATCATCCCGCTGCTGGAACGGGAATGGCTTTTGCAGGGCATGTTGCCGGAAGGCATCACCTACCGGATCGAGTGGCGCGGCAAGAACACGATCAAGGCGGCGGACATCCGTGACATCAGCGACGCGGCGATGCGCCTGCGGATTTTAGGATACAGCGAGCAGGTCGTGCGGGCGGTCGTGGCGCGCTTCCTGCCGAGCATCGACCCGGAGATGTTGGAGGACGGTCAGGATGACCAGGACGCCGCCCAGCGCATGGCAGATATTATGCAGCAGATGCGCGGAGGGTTGGCGTAATGGAGGATGTGCTGAGCATCCCGCTGAATAATCTGTATGCCTGGCAGCAGGTGGCGCTGATGCGCCTGATGCTGTTCGTCAGCGGGAAAATCCATACCTTGATGCTGGATTTCTCGAAAACGGCGCGGGGGCTGGTGTTGGCCGCGGCGGATCAGACCGGCAAACTCGACAGCCTGGGCGCGTACCAGGCGCAGGTGGGGCTGGCCAAGGCCTGGGGCGCTACCTTCCAGCAGTACCAGGCCCTGCTGAATGACGGCATTCGGGAAGGGGCCAGCCTGCCGTTTGGCGTGCAGGCGGTCTATCACGAGAAGCTGATCCTGCCAAGTCTCGCTCCCCTTCCGGGAAACCTGGCAGAAGCCGTAACCGATGGCGTGTTCGATCTGCAATTAAAGCGGATGATCGAGGCGGCGCTGCGCGTGAGCGGGCCGGATGGGATGCAGCTTTCGAGCCGGGTCTGGAAGTTCGACCGCGAGAGCCGCGAGGGCATCAACCAGGCCTTGATGCTGGCGGTCAGTGAGAAAAAAAGCGCCTGGCAACTGGCCAAGGATTTGGAGCAATTCGTGGGAGCCGGGCAGGATTGCCCGCGCTGGACATACGGACGTTTGAACGTGACATCGTCGATCGAGAAATCGAAGGGCGATTTGAGCGGGTTGATCGGCGGCGAGGACTGCGCCGGGCAGGGCGTCAGCTATAACGCGCTGCGCCTGGCGCGGACTGAAATCCAGCGCGTGCATCACGAGGCGAATGACAACCGGATGGCGGCCATGCCCTGGATCGAGCAGGAGCGGATTGTTTTGAGCGGGAGCCACCCGAAGGCCGATGTCTGTGACGAGGTGGTGCAGGGCGGCGAGAACGGCGACGGCATCTACCCAAAAGGGACGATCAAACTGCCGCTGCACCCGCATTGTTTTTGCGACAAGCGCGCCGTGCAGGATTTGGACAAATTCGGCGAGCAGCTCAAAACCTGGGTGCAGACCGGGAGCGGCTTCCCGCAGATGGATCAATATGCGGCCAGCCTGGGAAACAACTTCAGCACATCGCTGCTCGATAACCCGGTGGCACAGGCCTTCGGAGTCTGGTGTTTCGACCAGTTCGAGGCGCTGGCCGGGAGGATGAATTCATGAGCCTGACGGCTGAGATCGTCGAGATTTTGGAAGCGGATTACGCCCTGAGCGCGATCCTGAGCGGCGGCATCCATGACGCGGTCGAGATTTCGTACCAATTGACGCCAAGCGCGTTCGACGCGAATAAGGAAATCCTGCCGTGCCTGCTGGTCAAGACCGGCACCGAAAACGACCGGGAAGGCAAGATCAACGCGGTACAAACCACGCTGACGCTGTATTTCTACCAGCGCAGCGAGTTCGATGACATCGATGCAGCCCTGGCGCGCTGCTATGATCTTTTGAGCAATCAGCACATTGCGGCCAGCGCGGTCTGGCAGGTGCGTTTCAATTCTGAGATTGCGCGGACGACGGACGAAGCCCTGTATTGTTCGCTGGCCGTTCAACGTTACAACGTTATTCGAAAAAAGTCTTAAATCACATGGAGGTGTGACTATGGCAGGTTTTGGTGATATGCCGTTTGGCATGAATGAAATCAAGTTAAAAAGCGGCGCGACGGTGGTGGAACTGCCCGCAGCCTTGACCCTGAAATTCAAGGAAAAGGTCGTGACGGGCCGGGGACGGGGCGGGGACCGCCTGCGCGCCCTGGCGACCGCGCCGGATGGCGTGGAATGGGAAATGGAAGCGCTGGGCGTCTCGCTCGAAGCCTATGCCCTGATGACCGGGCTGACGGCGGTCGATGCGGGCACCACCCCCAACCAAACGACCACCCTGGGCAGCAGCGATACCAACCGCTACCCGTATTTCGACATCTACGGCAAGGCGCTGGGCGTGGGCGCGGATGACATCCACTACCACATCATCAACGCCAAAGCGACCGATGGCATGGAAGCGCCTTTGCAGGACGCCGAATTTACCAAGGGCGCTTACAAGGGCGAGGGCCTGGGCTGGGAAATTATCCAGCACGAGACGGCGGTTGAAATTGATACGGATGGAAGCGGGTCGTAACCACCATCCCCGGCCCTTCCCCCAAAATCCAAAGTGCGGATTTTAGGGGAAGGGAGAAGGAACACTGATGAGCGAATTGGAACATCTTAGACAAAGCCAACAGGCGCGGCGCGAGGCGGTTGCGAAGTGGCGACAAAGCCGGACGCACGAGGCGACCTTGCCAAGCGGCCTGCCGGTGGTGCTGCGTGACGCCACGATCATGGATTTGATGGTGGGCGGAAGCATCCCGCAGACGTTGCTCGACATCATCGTCAAATCTGCCGAGCAGGGCAATGGGCAGGTCGATTTGCAAAGTTTCAGCAGCGCGCAAGGGTTTGGGCAACTGGTGAATGAATTGGTCAAGGTCTGCCTGGTCGAACCGGGCATCGCCGAAAAAGCGGATGCTGACCACGTCACGCTCGATGAGTTGAGCGGCGATGACCGCATGTTTATTTTCAACTGGGCGAACCGCGAGGTGAACGCCGCCGAACCCTTTCGTGCGGGAGCCATTCAATCTGTGGATGCTGCACGCGCAGAGTGAAGCCTATGCCGCGCGCCCCAGTTCGTTATTGGGGCTTGAAACCCCCTGGGGCGCGTGGCAGCTTGACCAGTTGGTGTTCCTGGAAGGGCGTAGGCTCGAAAAGCTGGTGGCGGATGGGAAAAATCCATTTGAGACGCGCCAGAAACCACTACAGGGTCAGTTTGTTGACCCACGCCGTTTCAAGAAGGCGCGCAAGGCAAAGTTGAAGGCGGATGGGACGTTTTGACTACCCCCCTTGGTCCCCCCAAATAGCCGTGGAGAACGCGGCGATTTGGGGGGAGAGAATGAGGAAGCATGTTATTAGGCAGCGCATACGGGAAAGTCACACTCGACACCAACGGCGTCAAGACCGGGACGCAGCAGGCTATCTCGCAGATGCAAAAACTCCAGCAGATGGGGGCGGTGCTCTCGGATGGCCTGAAAAAAGCCGGGCAGGCGCTGACGATTGGGGCGACCCTGCCGATATTGGCATTGGGCGCGGCGGCGATCAAGACGGCATCCGATTTTGACGAAACCGCCAATAAAGCCAATGTCGCCTTTGGAGATATGGCCGATTCAGTGCGCAAGAACGCCGAGCAGGCCGATACCGCCCTGGGCCTGAGCGCGCAGAAATATCTCGATTATGCTTCATCGATCCAGGCGGCGCTGAAGGCGGGCGGGATGGGCGTGGCCGAAGCGGCGGCGCTCTCGGAAGGGGCGGTCAAACATTTCGCTGACCTGGCATCTTTCCATAATGACCAGGTTGAAAATGTGTCAGCCGCCTGGCAATCTGCCATTCGCGGGCAGTATGAGCCGATCCAGAAGTATTTCCCCTTTATCACCGATGCGTACATGAAAACTTACGGCACGGCGCAGGGGCTGATCGACGGCACCACCAAGAACCTGACCGCCAACCAGCGGGCGATCATCCTGAACGCGATTGCGCTGGATGAGCAGCTCAACCCGGCGATGAACGATTTCGCCGAAACCAGCGGCGGGCTGGCGAACCAGACCCGCATTGCGCAGGCGCAGTTCGAGAACCTGCTGCGCACCCTGGGGCAGAATTTACTGCCGATTGCCTTGCAGGTGGTGAAGGCGCTGAATGGGATGTTGGAAAGTTTCAACGCGATGGGGCCGGGTCAGCAAAAAATAGCCCTGGGTTTCCTGGCGATGGTGGCCGCGTTGGGGCCGGTGCTCTCCTTCCTGGGGACGCTGTTGGGCGTAGTGACGCAGCTCTCAACCTTGTTTGGGGCGGGCGGCGCGCTGGCCACGGCTGGCCCGGCGATTTCAGGCGCATTCACGGCAATTGGGACAGCCATCACCGGCACGGCGATCCCGGCGCTGGGAGCTTTGGCGGCGGCAGTTGGCCCGGTGCTGGCTGTGATTGCCGTGGTTTTACCGGCGTTATTGCTGCTGTATTGGGCTTTCAAAACCAACTTCATGGGCATCACCGATACGGTCAAAATGGGCTGGTTCATCATCAAGTTTTATTTCAAACAGGGGCTTGATTCGCTGGGCGAAACCATTCGGATGCTGGGCTTTATCCTTAAATTCAAATTCCAGCAAGCCTGGCAAAGCCTGATCAACTGGTTCAAGACGGTCAACTGGAGCGCGGTTGGCGAAAACATTTCGCGCGGGATTGCGCTGGGCATCATCAAGGGCGTGGTCTGGATTATCCAGGCGGCCCAAAAAGCGGCCAAGGCGGCCTATGACGCGGCTAAAACCGCGCTGGGCATCAAAAGCCCATCGACCAAATTCGGCTACCTGGGCAAGATGAGCGGGATCGGATATGTGAACGATTTCGCGCAGGCGGTCAACCCGAACACGGTGGCGCGCAACATCACCAAAACCATCAATACCAGCCAGACGGCCATCCAAAACCAGACCTATAACCTGGCATCTGGCCTGAGCATCCGCGACGCGCGCCGGATGCAAAAGGACGCCGAAAAAGCGGCCATCAATCGCATGGTGGCGCTGGTCGGAGCGTAAACAACCGGGCACAAGCCCGTTGTAAATTTAGCAGCCCAAAATGGGCAGAAAGGAATCCTGCTGAAGATCTGGTGCTGTGAATCGCCGCAGCCGGGTGGTGTGCAAACAATCCGGCTGCGGTTGCAGGATAAAAACTGATGCTCTATCGAATTGGGACCACTTACGAAACCATGACCGCGCTCGATGAACTGGACACGCCGCTGTTGGTGCCGGATTTCGAGTTCGAGGATTACGCCGATGAAATCACCTTGGGTGACACCGCCACGCGCGGGGTGGGCCTGCCGGTGGCGCGCTGGGTCTTTGCCCTGCTGGATGATGTCACCCAGCGCGACCAACTAAAAGAATTTTGCCCCGGCCTGTCCGCGGCGGTCTACATCACCACCCAGCGCAATGATGGCTTGTTTGTGGATTACAGCGCGATCATGCACTGGCCGCGCAAGGAAAAGCATTTCACCGAGCAGAACCCGGCAGACCTGATTATCGAGTTCACCGGTCTGGTGGAAGTTGGGAGCGGATCGTGATATTCAAACTGACGCTGTACGCCTTTCTGGTGATTTCTTTTCTCGATTGCCTGCTGATTTGGGCGGTTTGCCAGGCAGCGGCGCGCGAGATTTTGCAGGTGGTGCAAGATGGCGCGTGAAATGACAGCCGAAGAGCTGGCGCAAATCCGCGCCGATGGGCAGGCCAGCCAATTGTTTGCGGCCATCCTGAAGCCGGAGACAATCTTTGCCTGCCAGGTCAACCAGACGATCACCACGACCGATAAAGTGGCGGCGCTGGTTTATGACAGTGCGACGGGCGATTATGCCGATGTGCTGCCGGGCATGTTGGTGTTGGTAGGTTCGACGGCGGGCGCGCGTGACAAGGGGGTCTGCCGCGTCCGCAAGGCGGCGGGCGCAACGACTTTGTATATCAACGAGACCAGCGAAATTGCCTGGGAGAACGACCTTCACCTGACGGTGGTCGACGACTTCCGGCTGCACCCCCGGCACATTTTCACGCTGGATAATCGCAGTATCAAGATTGACTATGACGTGGAGTACAGCAACCAGCATACGGCTTTTGCGCCGGTGGTGGTGATGGGGCCGCACGCCGTCGCCTGGCTGGTGGCGGGCAGCGCCGTGGTCAGCTTTGACGCATCTGCAAGCTGGTGTCTTTCGGCGGGTGACAAAACCTATGCCTGGACATGCAGCGCGGGCAGTTTCGACGATGACACTAGCGCGACGCCCAGCCTGACGATTGACGCCTGGAGCAACCATATTTTGATCGGCTGCACGGTGACGGTTGGCGGGGTTTCATCGACCGGCTGGCGCTATGTCTTTTTATTCGATGCCGAGCACCTGCCCTATGCAATCCAATTAGGCGAGGCCAGCGGCGATTACGAGGCGGGCGGCTGGGAATTTTCGTTAACCTTTTACGACAGCCTGGCGGAGGTTGAGCAAAACGCGCTGGTGGTGCTCTTTGCCAAAGATTGGTACGGCGGGATAGAAACCAGCCAGGGACCGATTGCAGGCCGCGAGAATGTGATTGCCTGGGGCTGGGCAGCCACTGAAAACCTGACCGATAACCAGACGCAGGGCAAGGTCGATTTGAGCGTCAAAGGCCCGCAGTGGTGGATGGAGCGGATCAATTACCCGGTTGGGCTGGAGGTGAACGATACGACTGCCGCGCCTGCCAGTTGGCAGACCATGCTGGGTCTGACGGTTGACCAGGCGCTATTCCACCTGCTGCACTGGCGTTCGACCGCCACACTCTGCATGGATGTGATCCTGAGCGGCGATCTGCGCCAGGCTCCCAAGATTTTGACGCAGCCCGATTCGCTTTGGGCGCAGGTCAAAGAGATCGGTTCAAAGCGGATTTTTGCGCGTCCATGCTGCGACCGCTATGGACGGCTGTTTGTGGAGATCGACGCGCAGATGCTGAATTCGGCGGCGCGGGCAAGCATCCCGGTGGTGCAAACCCTGGGGCGCAATGACTGGAGCGGCGAGTTGGAAATCACGCGGCGCATGCCGGGCGCGGCGCAGATTGACCTGGCGACCATCTACCAGGCCAATGGGGCCACCAATGCGCTCTATTCGCTTTCGCCGGGGCACATCCCGGCCAGCCAGGGCAGCACGCATGTCATTGATAATTACCTGGCGGGCACGCAAAGCGAATCGAATGAAATGGCCGGGCTGATCCTGGCGCTAGAAAACCTGCCCTTTGATTTTCGCATCCAACCAGCGGCCAATCACCGGCTGGTGGATATTTGCCCGCGCCAGTACATTGGGCTGGAGATTGGCCCCAATGACACCCCGCGCGGGGTTGGGTACAGCGGCAACGCGCTGGTGCGCGAAGTGACGTATAACTGGCAGGAGAGCGGCTTTTTGGCAACCGGCTGGGAAGCGGAGGCGGTTTCGGTGCCGGTGGCGGGCATCGATGGGGATATTCCGCTCGAAAATGGCACGTTCCAAAGCATCAGCCCGATGCCAAGCGGGTTTGGGACGGTTGAGATGCCCTTCCTGCCGCTTGACCTGGTAGGCTGGGATGGAGAGCAGGAAGCCACGCATGACAGCGCCCCGGCCTGGGCCGTGCTCTTGATGGATTCGGCATCACCGACCAACGGCGTTTTCTGCACCAAGAACTTCAACCTGTTGGCCGGGCCAACCTGGTTTTCGATGAATTTCGGGCTGGCGATAGACGATATTGAAAGCCTGTGGGGCATGGGGGTCAATCGGGCCGGGCGGGTTTATATCCATTCTGACACCAAGGTCTGGAGCGCGCTGCTGGGCACTCAATTTACGCTGATCAAAGATTTTGAATTGGATGGCGAGGAAATCTTTGCGATGGGTGTCAATCCGCTTTCGGCAGATTCGATTGCCCTGATTGCAGGCAAGCGCATCCCCAGTGGTTATTGTTACTTTTGGCTGGGATCATCAGGCGGTCTGAGCCAAAAAGACGCGCTCTCCAACCCGCCCGCCTACCCGGTGACGAGCGGCTCGCTTTCATACGGGGTCAACAAGTGGCTATATACCCATACCTATGGCGTCTTGGCATCTGGACGGATTACGCGCTTCAGTTCGGCGGGAGTCGAGGAGATGACGGCGGCCACTGATGATTTCGGCGAGCAGCTCCACTTCCACGCCCGCGCCAGCACAATTGACCTGATCTATCACATCCTGATGAATACGCAGTACACCGGTGGCGGGGAAACCGCGCTGACGCTGGGTTTGCCAGCGCCAAAAGAATACCAGCCACAATCGGTGGCGCTTTCGCCGGATGGGGTGCGCGCGATTGCCGAAAGCACCGATGAGCAACTGCGTAAATCGTCAGACGGCGGCGCTACCTGGAGCCTGATCCCGATTGGCACGATTGGGGCATACCAGAAATACGCGGCGGTCGATTGCGCCGATGCCAACCGCTGGGCCTTTGCAGCCGGTTTTTATGGCGTGACACCAGGGCGCGTGTATTTCACGCCTGATTTTGGCGTCAATTGGACAGCCAAAACCGGCAACCTGACCGAGATTGCCGGGCTTGAATTTCGGCCTACGCAGCTCAAAATGATTGGATAAATATGGCAACCCGGCATAATTTACGCAAAAGCATCCAAAAACGGTACAACCAATTCCAGGACAAGCCGCGCTATTACACCGGCGTGCTGGGTGATGCGAATGGCGTGGTGCGCGCGCCCAACCTACACTTTGTCTATCTCAGATTGCGGAATGGGGAGGTGGTCGAGGCATTCAACGACGCGGTGCCGAGCGAGGCAGGCCGCCCGGTGATTGCGCGTTTCGAGCGCGGGCGCTACATCATCGAGAGCACCTGGCAGGTCTACGAACAACAAATTTGGAGCGGGGTCAGCGAGCACGCCGAAACGCATGACGCTTTTGGCAGCGATCCGTTGTATGTGCTGGGTGAGCAAATCCTGCCGGGGCTGGTCATCCCGGTCAGCGGTGAGCTGACGGTGCAGGTGAAAAACCCAATCACGGGGTTGTACGAAAGCCTGGATTTGACCAGTTATCTCCCGGCCAGCGGCGCGCAATGGGTCTTGATCGAGTGCGACCCGGAAGGCGTGTTATCGGTCACGACCGGCGGCGCAGTTGATGCGTATGATCTGTTGAGCCTGGCAGATATTCCAGCGGCCAGCGAAAGCGCCTTAGCGGCGCTCAAATTATATGCAGGCCAGGAAGAGATCGTGCGCTCCAAGCTGGTGACGGATATTGTCGATCTGCGCTGGAAAAATGGCGGATTGACCAACCCGGTCGATCACCTGGATTTTGTCGAGACGCCTTCCGTAGCCAGCGCTGAGCGTCGCCTGACCTGGAATGTGGACGAGGAAACGCTCGATCTAGGTATGCCGAACGGCATTACCCAACAAATCGGGCACGAACTTTTCATCTCTGTCAAGAACTCCAGCGGGGCTACTATCGCTGATGGAGCGCCGGTCATGTTCGCCGGGACGGATGGAAACAGCGGGCATGTGCTGATTGTCGAAGCGATTGCTGATGGGTCGATGCTGGATGAGCAAATCGTCGGCATTATGACCCACGAGATTTTGAACGGGGCTTTCGGCAAAGCGACTGTATTCGGCAAAGTGCGCGGCATTCAAACTAACGGCGGAAATTATGGTGAAACCTGGGCGGACGGTGACTTACTGTGGGTGTCACAAACGACTGCCGGGTACCTGACCAACGTTGAACCGATATTCGGGCAAAAAATACTTTGCGCCGCAGTTGTTCATGCGCACAACAGCGACGGCACTTTATTGGTGCGTCCGTCGTGGGGAAATTACGTCCCCCGCAGCCAGCAGCAGGATACCGGCGATCCAACTGGCTGGGTCAATCCATCTGGAATAGATCGATCTTACTCGTCCAGCACGCGCAAAATCACACTGACCGGCGACTTACGCTATTATTGGCAAGGCGTTCTGTACGAACTAACATCCCCCTGGGTGAGTGACGCGCACTTGGACGTTGTTGGGGTGCGGTACTTCCTTTACTCAACGGACGGCGAAACATTCGCGTGGTCAACGGATGTCTGGGAATTTTACGAACTAATGGTGGCGCTGGTGCGCTATGAGACAGCCTATAAATTCGGGTTAGGAGAGACGCACGGCCTAATGCCCTGGCAGGTACACCGGGAATTGCATGAGACCCTTTCAGCCTATCGCGTTTCGGGTGGTGGGTTGGTGGCTGGCACCTACGCCGAAAATACAGCCACCGACGCAGCCACCACGCCAGGATTTGCGGCGCTTGTCCTGGCCGACGAGGACATTGACACCACCATTGCGGCCTGGGCCGAAGGCACCTACACCACCCTGCGCATCGGGGCCAGCAGCGCCCCAACCTTCGACATCGCCGCGTCATTCCCCTTCCGCTCATCCGGCAGCTACATCCTGGTCAACAACCCGGCAACGGGAGCCGAAACCGCAGCCGGGAATAATCAGTATGTCAACATCTACGTGCTGAGATTACCCACCACATCGGACACCGACAGCCAGAAATACCGACTGGTCTGTCTGCAACCCCAACGCACCTTCACGAGCCTGGCCGCCGCACAAGCCGAGGATACCCGCTCATTATCATTGGGCGATCTGACACCGTCCGTGCCAGAATTGGTATTTTACGAGCGGATAACCTATGTCCTGGCGAGCGGGGACGCCAATACCGGGAAATGTAGAATCGCAACGGGCGGGATCAGCTACATCTATGGCACGCGCATGTCGCAAATGTCAGCGACCGGGGCGGGCGGAGTGCAAACGGCAGAAAACACGCCCTTCACGCCAGCCGGGTCAATTGCGGCAACGGACGTGCAGGCGGCGTTGGTGGAACTGGATGCAGAAAAACAGCCGATTGATGCTGATCTGACGACTATCGCCGGACTGACACCCAGCGAAGCCGATGTTTTGACTTGGACATCCGGGGCATGGACAGCCGCTCCAGCAGCTGGTGGCAGTGGTGCGACCACCCTGGGAACAAATTCCAACGATGTGTTCAGAATTGACAACCCAGGCGGAACATCACGCTGGACGGGAACAATTTCAAGTATCTCCGCCGACCGACTATCGGTGACGGTTTCAGCGCCATCAGTCGGACAGGAAGCGATGCTGGTCCCAACCAGCACCTCCCACCTGGCAAAGATGCGGCTTTTCAACTCAACGCGCGCCAACAACTATGGACTGATCTCGAACTATGTGGTCGCAACCAATGTCGTCACCCTAACCGCCGCCGCGCCTGCTGATTGGGTCAATGGCGACACACTAACCATAACGTCCCCAACAGTTATAGGCGGCGGATTCAACTGGTTCGAGATGGAGATGACGAGTGCCAGCTACATGGGGAAATCCGGGCTGATTATCAACAGCTTCGCCCAATCTCCAACGGCGGGCGACTTGCTGGCAATGCATCCCGTTACGACCTATGCAGTTCCATCCATCGACAGCGGCAAAGCCCTGGTTGCCAATGTTAGCGTCAGAAACATGCACATGAGCAACTGGACATCAAACGTCTATGCCTTTGCGCTGGTTGGTACATGGACAGGCACAGCCGCGATCATCATGCGTATGCAAGGGACAATCTCATGATCTCACTCGATGAAGCCAAAGTATTATTTTATGAATTTGACGAACCAACAAAAACGGAGCTTGCGCAAAAATACTTACGCACTCTGGTTGCCAAAGAGTCCGCCCGCAATATTCCCCAATGGGCAGCGTGGACAGAATCCGAAGCTGACGCCTGGTATCAGACTAGCGTGCGTGCCCCATTCGCAGCAGCTACAACCTTGGCAGCCATGAAAACCGTCATTGGCACCATGATTACAGTTCAATGGGCAACCATTCGCATGGTACTGGCAATCCGTGATCATTTATGGCCGGATTTATAGATTGCCATGATTGCACAATCCTGGCCGAGCGCGAAAAGGTAGTTGGCAAGATTTGCGCCATCCTGAAATGGCGCGGGCTGGCCCGCAAAAATTGGATAACGTCATTTTTCCGCATTAAATCACAACGAAAGGTGGTGATGTCAGAGTGTAAATTGTCCCAAAAAGGAAGGGCGTTTTGCAGATTGTATCGGCAGAGGGGATGACTTCGGGGCGAAGTCTCGCGCAAGCCGGTGGAATAATTGGGCGTTTGTGTCTAATCATTGCCAATAGTCTTTTCAGAAAAACCCACTTGCAAAAGTGGGTTTTTGTATTTAAGGGCCGTTTTCCAATTTTGGAAAACGGCCCTTTTTTATTCCCTAAACTTGATTTCGCTGATGCGGTCCCCATCCACCACCACCCGCTCGAGGAGCAGGCGCAGCAGGCGGTTGATTTGCTGGGGGTCGCTGTTGATCAGCCAGGCGGGGAGCTGGTCGACCAGCGTGGAGAAGCTGCGCAGCAGAGCCAGGCGCTCGGCGCTTTGGGCGGCGCGGTTTTGCAGGTCGTCCAGGTCGCTTTCGGCGGTGTGGATTTGGCGGTCAAGGTCGACGCGGCGGCGCAGGTATTCATCCTTGGTCAGCCCTTCGCTTTCGTACAAATCGACCAGGCGCTCGCGGCGTTTGAGCAGGGCATCCAGCCGGGCGTGATCGGGAAGGGGGTTGGGACCGGGCGTGGGGTGTAACCCAGGATCGCCCGCCTGGCGGATTTCGTCCTGGAGTTTGGCGGCCAGGGCTTCGAGGGCGGCGCGGTGATGGATGGCAGACTCGCGGCACTGCGGGCAGCGCCAGATGGCGCGTTCGGGTTCGGAGCGCGAGCCGTTATGTTGCAGCCAGAGCGTGCTTTTGCAACGGGAGCAGCTCATCAGCCGGGAGAGCTGGGTGGCGCGTTTGCCCCGGTAGGCGTTGCCGCGCTGGTCCAGTTCGCGCACCAGGCGCTGGTGAGTCTCATCATCCCAAAGCGGGTCATGGCGGCCTTTTTCGACGAGCGCATTTTCGGGAGGCAGGTCGCGCTGACGATAGCGTTTGCCGGTGCGCGGGTCGGTGTAATTTTTGGAGAGTCCCCAGCGGTTATACCCGGCATAGAAGGGATTGCGCAAAATGTCGCGGATGGTTTGGGGCGACCAATCCTTTCCGCGCGGCGATTTGACGCCGGTGCCGTTGGCAAATTCGACCAACTGGCGCAGGCTGCGCCCCTGGAGCAAAAGGTCGCGGAATTTGAGCACGATGGGGGAGGTCAGTGGGTCCTGCATTGGAACGGCGGACGAATCGCTTTCGCGCCCCGGGGGTTTGCGGTAGCCAAAGGGGATGCTGATGGCGGGCAGGCCCCGCTCGCGGACGCGGGCAGGCATTCCGCTTTCGTATTTGCGGCGCAGGTCTGAGATTTGCGAGCGGCTGACGATCTGGGCCAGGCCTTGCATCATCCAGGCCGAATCGGCGCGGTAGGCGTTGAAAGTGGCGGGGGGTTGGGGTTCGACCGGCTGCGAGATGGAATAGAGCTGCACGCGGTAGGCGGCCAGCGTGCGCGCCACCGGGTCGAGCAGCTCGCGCAGCCGGTTGTAGTCGTAGAGCATCAGCACATCATAGCGGCCATGCTGGGCGTCGTTGAGCAGGGCGCGCAAGGGGTCGATTTCAGCTTCGGCGTCGCGCAGGTTGATATAGCGCGTGCGGCTCTCGCCTGGCACAATGTACGGCCCGGCGC